GCTTTATACTATATATAATATATAATGTAACAATAATTATAATATTATATTATATATATAGAAAAAGTATATATCTTATTATTATATAAAGTTGTGTACATATATTTTTTATTTTTGTTACAAATAAGTTTATGCCCCTACAGGCTAGTAATACCAAGGCTTACAAGTGTAACAATACGCTTTTATTTTTTGGTACAAAAGACCTCTGTTTTTGGTACAAATCTATTTTACCTATTGGAATATAAAAAAATAAGGCTTGAAATTAATCAAACCTTACTCTTCATCTTCTATATATTCAACTAGATCTGAAACATTACATTTAAAATATTTGCAAAATTTCTCTAAATGTTCTACTGGAATATGCTTTTCTTTATCATTACAATAAGCATTAATAGTTGCAACTCTTATTCCCATTAATTCTGAAAACTCTTTTTGACTTAATCTATATTCAGCTAATCTAACATGTAATTTCATTTTAATCATGAATAATCACCTCATAAATATTATATCTTATATTTGTAATAAATAAAGCAAAAATATATATAATAATTCCTATAATAGCATTTACTTAATACTAAAATAGGAATATAATTATATTATAATATATTGGGTAAGGAGTGGTTACATGAAAGAATTAGAAGTTTTAAACCAAAAGGACTTAACAATTAAATCTACTAAATTAGTTGAAATAATTAATGAATTTAGAAAGGTTGAAAGTGAAGCTAGAGGAGAAAAGTATATTGAATTACAGCATTATGATTTTATGAAAAAAATAAAAAAAGAAATTAAAACTTTGGAATCACTTGGCTTATGTAACGAAGGAAATATTTCCGTCGTTGAATATATAGACAAAAAGGGTGAGAAAAGACCATGTTTTGAATTAAACGCTAGTGGAATGAGAATGATGTTAAATGCTGAATCTACATTAGTTAGATATAAAACTGAAGAATATATTAGTAATCTTGAAGATAATATTAAAAATTTAGCTATAGAAAATTATAAATTGAAACTAGAATTACAAGAACGTGAAATGAGTTATCTACAGGACAAAGCTAAATTATCTCAAGGCTTATTATATGCACATAACACAATCAATGCTGAACATGGTGTTGGACAATCCTATATGCCACAAATAATAATAGATATTTTAAACTCTGTTAAAGATAAGATTATAAAACAAGATGATAATTTTTATTTCTTTAATGCTGAAAATGTTAAAGAAGAATTTATGAAGTATGAAATAAATCCTAAAAGATTTAAAGAATTATTAGAAACATTAGGAGGTTGCAAATCTTCGATTTACATAACTGGAAGGAATAAAAGAAACTATAGATATGAATGTTATGCAGCCCCTAAATATTTGATAGATTGCAAATTATAGAAAAATAAATAATTGTAAATTTAAGAGTAGCTAATCTACTCTTTTTATTTTGCGTAAAAATAAGACTAGGATATTATCTCCTAGCCTATTTTAATTCTGGTGGAAGTTTAGTTATAAAACTAGAATATCCATCTGAGTATTGAATTACATTTAAGCTACTGAACTTTTCCATATCTTTTAGATCATCATACTCAAAGGTTCCATCAAGTTCATCTTTAAAGTATTGAAAATCTTCTTTAATAGCTCCTTTTAAAAGCATAAATGAACACCCAGCACCTTTAAGACTTTTGATAGTTTGTTGTTCTAATTGATCTAAATATTGTCCTGTTAAAACAAATTTTAAACCGAATTTTCTAGTTTGAGTTAATTTAGATTCCATGAACATTTCTGCTGTTTTAGTTTGACTTATTTCATCTATAAGAACATGACACCTTTTAGTTTTCTCTGATAATTCTCCTCTTAATTCTGCTGCTAGCCAACATTTGGTTAAAAGGAAAGTAGTAATAACATTTTTAACATAATCCTTAAATTTCGATTGTGGCATTCTTACTAAAATAACCTTCCCCTCTTCTGTTGCCTTTGCAAAATCTATATTACCTTCTGGAGTCTTATTAAACATCTTCTTTAAATAGAAATCTCTTTTAAGTAGTGTTACTCTATCTAAGATACCTTCTATTTTTGCATCTCTTGTACCAATTTTCTTACTTGGATTATCTTTACTAGCTTTGGACCATTCATCCAATTCTAATAATGTTTCTATACTATCTTGTAATTCTTCTTGTAATTCTTCTGGAATACTTTTCAATATGTTTTCTCTATATTTATAATTAGTTAAACAATTAATTACATCTTTAAGAGTAGCTTTTTCATTAAGATATACTATATCTGTACAGGCACATAAAAATCTTTCCATTTTAGGACTTAACGGATCTCCATTAATATTTATAGAATTTATTAATTCTAATGTAAGTTCTGTTTTTTTATTAGCTAATGCTTGTTTTTCAAACCAAGACATCTTATCTGTAAATTTTATTTCATTATATGCTAATGCTTGCAATCCTTCTTCTCTACTAAAGTCTAATACAATTAATCTATCTTTAGGTACAACTCTTTGGATAGACTTACTTGCTTCACAATTTTTTATAAAATCTATATGTACTATGCTTTCATTTCTGCTTAAACAATAATTAGCATAGTTACACATATAAGTTGTTTTTCCTCCTCCTTGCCTACCTAACAGCATTAATGGAAGTGAACCTATTTCTTTATCATCTTCTAAGTATGCTGCTAATATAGTGCCTTTATTTTTAGCATTACCTAAACATATATAACCTTTTCTTAATTTTTCAGGCACTTTAACCTCTTCTACTTTAATAAATTTGATACCTAAAGAATATAATAGGCTTCTTCCTGGTATTTGTATAAAGTTAGATGCTTCTTCTGTACTTATAGTACTTATTGTAGTTCCTAGACTTGTTTTTTCTAAATCTATAGTTTTTTTATTATTTATCTTCTTATATATAAGCTCATTATCTTCATCTAACACCCTATAGGATTGACATACACTTAAAGCATTATTAACTTTTCTGTTTTCATCTGTGCTTTCTGATATTATTCCTATTTGTGTATCTAATATAGTTTGTTCTTTTTTACGTTTTGTAGCTGCACTTAGTTCTTTTTGTTGTTCTAAAACTCCTAATATAGAACTATATAAACTCTCCTTGCTATCTTCTCCACTTCCACCAGTAAAATCATCTAATACTTGTAAAAATGTATTAAATAATTTTATGATATTAACTAATGTAGATTTTATAATATATTCTGGATTTGTTTGCTTCTTATCTATAATTTTGTGATTTTTAATTTTATCCATAGTTTCATTGTATCTTTGTAACCATCCAAACTGGCTGCACGGTAAAAAATTATATACTATAGTAATTCTATCATCATCTTTCATAACATCCATTACTGATAATATAGAATTTAAAGGTTCATTAGATTTTTTATCTACCTGTAAAGACATTGCTTCTTCTTTTTTATAACTCAATTGATACATTTCTGCATCTTTTGAAAAAGATTTTATTTTATCTTCCAATATAGTAACTGTAGCTTTGGACCATATTTCTTTAATTTTTTCTAATAATACAGTAATAAATGGATCTGGAACTAAAAAGTAAAACTTTGCATCATTATTTTGTATATCTATAATGTAGGAAATTTTAAAATCACATTCAAAGAATAATTTATTTTTTTCTCTTCTTATACGTTTATCCAATGATTTATAGGTGTGTGCTATAGCTTTTGCTATATTAGAACTGTTATAGTTACGAATAGATTTATGAGGTGTTATTTGAATATACTTATAAGCTGGCTTTGTTAATTTAAAATATTCACTTAATTTCATACTTTTCATTTTACAAAACCTCTTAAGCTTTGCAATATAAAATAAACTGCAAGTGATATAGTTACATATTTTCCAGCCTTTCTTTTTCCAGCTATATATATAATTAGTGAAATAATAGCTACAGTTAAACATATTTCATAGGAATTATCTATTACACCCCTAGCAAGCCAATTAAATAAATTATAAAACATACTACTAAATGATTCTTGAATTGCTTCTGATACTGATTGTTTAATATTTTCTAACATATACCTTTCCTCCTTATTTATTTGAAAATATCAATTTTATTAAATCAAATATCCAAGGCAAGAAATATATAGCTCCAAATGCTAAAATATATTTAAAGATTATATTTGGAATAGATTCTTTTCTTCTTCCTACTATAGCCTTTCCAATTTCCATCACACAACCTAATATACATAAAGAATAGATTCCTTCTTGTAATACATCAAGTAAAGTATTTGTAGCTCTATGAATATTTGCTACAGCTATAGTTGCATCAGGTTCCTCTGCAAAAACTGGCAATGTACTATTTACTAATGCTATAAAAGTAACTGCACATCTTCTTAATCTATTATTCTTCAATATCTCTCCAGCTATAGTTTCTAAATTATTAGCTTGTACTATTTCATCTAATGATAAAATTCCTCTTTCCATTTCAAAGAATTGATTAAAAGTCATTGTAATTTCTTTGCTCATTTAATACCTCCATGTATAAAATTAATTATTTGAGTTAATACTATTAGTAATAATTAATCGGAGGTGTCTTACTATGTATACTTTTGTTTGGGGATCTATTTTTGCATATGGTTTAGCCTTAGCTATTTCAAATTTCTTATAAATTCTTAATATTTTATTAAAACTTATTATTTACGTTTAAAACTAGTCATCTTTTTAAAGGTATTTGCATATGCTATTAGCGTAAGCGAAACGCATGTAAGCAGAGCTGATAGCTACCTAGCCTAAGTCTATCTATTAATTAGGTAGGCTTTTTTTATACTAAAAATCCAATATATTATTAACTTTTTCTTCTTTTTTAGTTAGCTTTTGTTCATCTTTTTTATTTTCTAAGCTTTTTCTTCTTTCCATTTCTTTTCTTAAAACCTTTTTTATTTCAACAGATTTATCCTCCATATCATCCCAATAGTTATATAATTTCATATCCTTTTCTGTATTCTTAAAGCTTACAGTTATTCTAGCCACAATGATTCACCAACCTTTCCAAAACCAATTGCATTATCAAATATAGGATTATTAGAAATTATTAAATTACTTAATCTATTTTTAAATGGTAACTTAAGCAATATACTTCCTCCTCCTGTTAAATACACATATCCTTTATTAGTGTTATATTTAAGTTGTATTTCTTTAAATACACTATTGAAATTTCTTTTTAAAATAGGTTGTACAAAGTTAATATCTTGCTGCTTACCTTTAAGAAATAAACCATCCTTTAATATACCTTCTCCATCCTCTAGTACTAAGCTTTCAGTATATTTAGTATTAACTGTATCTATAATCTCCTGGTATATATTTAACATACCTATAGGAATAGTTTTAACATCAATTATAATTTTATTTTGGAATACTATAATATCTGTAGTCCTACCTCCTATATCTATTATTATTAGTTGCTTATTTCCTATTTCTTCTCTTAAACTACCGTCTATAGAATAATAACTACTTGCCCCTTCTGGAGCTACAGTAACATCTGTAATAATCAAATTTCTATTTTCTACTTTTGCACATTTATTATTTTCTATAAGTTCTATTAAATTATTTTTGTTTTTCTTATACTGCTGTACAGGTAATCCTAATACAACTTGGTTTATATTATCTTCGGTACTCTTATAAAGCGCTGAGTAAAGAAGTATTAATGTATTGCCTTTTCTGCTTTTATCCCAATCTGTACTAAATTCTCCTTCTCCTATGTTGTAACTAGATCCATTTATATTAATCTTATTTATCTCAGTAAAGCTTTCTTCTTGTGTAAATTTACTAAAGAATGTAACTTTAGTAGAAGTTTTTACACTATAAGTACCAATATCTACACCTAATATCATAATTTTTTCTCCTTTTCTTCGTCCTTTGTTATATATGTATGCATACTTTTTATAAAAGTTTCCACTTTAATAAAAAAAATTTCCATAAGTATAAATTTTATTCTCATATAAATAAAAAAGAGGATATTTAGTATTACTCTTTATACCAAATATCCTCTATATTCATATTAAGTTTTTCAGCTATTGCAAATGCATTTTCTAAATTAACTACCCTTTTATTATTTTCTATTAAGCTATACATACTTTTATTTATCCCTAAAAAGTCAGCAAAGTCTTTAGAATTTTTATATCCTAAACTTAACCTTATTTCTAATAATTTATTTTTAACCCCCATCTCACCACCTCTAAGAATAATATTACCATATAATGTTAATAATTTCTATGAGGTGATAATATTGCAAAAGAGTTTTATTAAAATAGATTTATGTATTTGCTTATTTTTGGTCGGCATTTTTATTTTATGTCTGTCTATAATTTGACAAAATATTTTTAAAATGTAATAATTTGATAAAGAAATATCTAGAGGTGATAAATATGAAAAAACGATTAATTAAGATTTTTAGTGGACTGTTATTAGGAATAAGTTTATTTAGCGTTTCTGCTTCTGCTGCTGAATGGGAAACTAATTGGGATTTAAGACAAAGAAATAAAAATACAGGTTCTAGTATTATAAGTAATACTATATATATTTCAAATCCACAAACAGTAAATGCCAATTCTTCTCAATGGGGGTTCTTCTCACCTTATTGGAGATTGGCTACACCCGATTTTCATCAAGCTTATTGTAATGTTTGGGCTAATATAAATGGAACTTGGTACTATATAAATACAGATAGTAATATGGTAGTAAATCACGTGATTCATAATTCAGATAATAATAAGGAATATTATATAAACAAAGATGGTTCTATGCTAACTAACGGATATTATATAGACTATTATAGTAATAACCAAGCTAAGTATCATGCAGATGAAAATGGAGTTTTAACTTTAGTTAAATAAAAACAAAGCAGTAAGTAAGATTAATTTCTTTACCTACTGCTTTTATTAATGCATATTATCACTAGTTTTGGTCAATGATTTTAATATAAGAAAAAGATAACTTTAAATCTCCTGTTATCTTTTTCTTTGTAATTTCCTCTTAAGCTTATATCGCATATAAAAATAAGGGTAGTACAGAGAATTTAATCTCAATACTACCCTTATTTTTTGTTTTCTAATTTTATGCGTAATTTAGCCACACATATTATAACATAAATATTTGATTAATGATTTGAATTGTATATTCCACATAAAGCCATATCAACTCTAGCTCTACATCTTTTATTTAATCCTTCACTATATTGACCATTAGCCTTATTCCATTGCATTACATATGTTTTTATATCATTTTTATTTCCACTTATTAATGCTTTCCAGGTGTTTCCACCTATTAAACTTCCTACTCCTGCATTGTAAGCTATGTCTACCATGCAATCAAAGCGATTCTGTGGTATTTGAGTGTTTCCCAAAGCAGATTTAATTCTATTGGCACACTTATTTACTTCATCCTTTAACCATTGAGTAGCTTGGTCTTTACTACAAGTTGATTCAATACCGTTAGGAAAAGCACTTGGATTAGCAGTTTTAGTTGTTCCATAGCCAATAGTAAGATAAGTATCTGTGTTACCATATCCATCATAATAAGCACCAGGATAAAAATCTTCCCAACCTTTAATAAATTCTATTAAAGAGTTACTAACTAAAGAACTATCTTCTATCCATGCACCAGTAGAATCAAATGTATAAGATTTTCCGTCTATAGTAGCAGTTCTATTTCCGTACATCTCTCCCTTAAATCCTGTTGAACTAGGTTCTAAGTAGTACCATTTGCCTTTATCTTTTAACCACCCTGTTTTCATAGCTCCATTAGAATCTAAGTAATACCAACGACCATCTTTATCTTTTATCCAACCAGTTTGCATTATACCTTCATCATTTAAATAGTACCAAGTTCCGTTGTCCTCATACCAACCTTTTATGACTTTTCCATCTGTGCCTTGTACACACCATTTCCAATTAGACATATAATTTCCTCCTTCTATTTATATAACAAAAAAGGTAGCTATAATTGCTACCTAAATTACTCTTTAATTTCTTTTCTATCTTTACTAAAGTAAAATGCTATTACCATAGTATATATAGTAATAAACTCTGTTGTAATTGTATTTTTAATAGCTAGTACAGCAAAAACTATAGTCATAATAACAGCTATGAGCCACCTTGCACTAGTAATCTTATTTAACAATCTATCCATATTAATCACTCCTATTTTTCAATTTTACTTTTAATCTCTTTTACGTCTTCTTTAATATCCTCAACAACATTAAACTTTTGAGCTAAAGTATCTAATAAATCTTGATATCTATTTTCTCTATCTCCTGTAGTTTTAAGTACATATAAAAGTAAGAAAATAAATAGTCCATATCCAAGACCTTGTTGTAATCCTACTTTAACTAATTCATCCATAAGACCTCCTCCACTGATTTAAGGCAATAAAAAAACACCTTACTGGTGCTAAGATATTGCCTAATATTTAATTTATTTTAATATTCCTATTGTGAACTAAACTTCCACTTTCATTCCCATTTCAACTAAAACTTCTTTTACACACTCTTGTAAGTTTAAAAGTTTAGGAACAGCTTTATATTCATAAACTCCATTCATTATCAATGTTACCCATACCTTTGTGCATCCACTATTTTTATCAAATTTCATTTTATCTACCATCCTTTTTATTTTAAATTTTAATTTCTTAAGCATTTTGACCTTGCATAGACACTAATGTAGTTAATTCTGCATTAGCTTTTTCTAAACTTGCAACTTGTTCTTTTAATTTTTCTACATCTGATTTTGGTATATCTTCTAAAACAAGTTCTTTTGTTTCTATATTTACAAATTTTATTATCTTATTTTTATGCACTTCTGAATCTACTTCTAAATATTGAATTCCCCCTTCTGGTACTCTATAAGAACCTGTTTGTTGCATTAGTATATAGCCTACATTGTCATAAATTATTAATGTTTTCACTTATTTCACTTTCCTTTCTTTATATAAATTACATACATACATATTTACAATCATTCATATCTGCACTTCCACCACTATCATATTTAAAACCATTAGTAACTGGATATACAACTTCACCTGAAGTTGCAACATTTAATGATGGTATATTTATTGCAAAATATGTTCTCGAACTTACAAATCTATATACAATTATTATTTTAGGATTAAATCCAACTGATATTGTTATCGGAGTATTACCTTTATAATTAAATGTTCCTGTTATAAAATGCTCTACATGTATACTAGCTATCTTTCCTACTAAACTAGCTAAAGCTTCGTTTCCACTAGCACTTATACCTTTGCTATTAAGATTACTAGCTGCTGTATTCTTATCTGTTTGTATTCTATTTGCTATTTCTGTATGTGTATTACTTCCTGTAACATTTCCTACCTTGCCAGCAATAGCATTTTTGCCATCACTGGCTGATTGAAAAGCCGAATTTGCTCTATCCATTGCTAACTTAACTGCATTAGCTGTAGCTGCTTGGGCAATACTTGTGCTATTAGTAGTATTATTAAGCTGTACAATTCCCTTTTGAGCTGTAGTAGCATCTGCAATTTTTATATTGTCTACTTTATTCGCAATTTCTTTCAAAGATGTGTCATTGTTTTTTAGTTCTCTATCTATGGTTTCAAAGTTTTCTACAAAGTCTTTCCTTCTTACATTATCAGTTCCTTCTGGTAACTTAAGATTATAATTTGTACTTGTTCTCAACCTTCATTCCTCCTTTTAATCGTATATTTCTAAATCATCCCACTTGATATTATCTGTTGTATTGTAATTTAAATTTTTGTTATCTAAATAATCCCAGTTAGTATAAGTGTATCTAAATTTATAATCTAAATGAGCTGGCTTAATATCCTCTAGCATATTTATAAATGCTTGCATATTTCTTGGGATTCCCTTAACTCCTACAAACTGTATTGTAAATTCGTAAGGGCCAGTATTTTCTATAACATTACATTCTCCACCACTAAAGGCTTCTGCTGCATTTTTTAGCATGGTTTTAGTACAAGTTCCTTGACCACGTTTTTTAGCCTTTAGGATTTCTCTACGTTCTTCATAACTGTAATTAAGATTAGTTTCTATTCCAAACTCTTTCTCCCATTGTTCTAATCCCCATGTGGCTGTATCTAGAAAGCACTGGTTAATTAGGTCTTGGATATAATAATTAAGACCACCTAATTCTGTTCCTTGTACAGAATAGATAGTCTTTAAAATTGGTTGCTCATGTATAAATTTTGGAGTATATTTTCTAAGATCTACAAAATACTTTTCTAAATCCTCTTTGGTTGGAATATTCTCTGCATATCTACTTAATCCATACTGGCTTTGTCCATATCGCATTTACACTCCCTCCAATTCATCCCAAGTTATACTTTTCTTTTTTTCTAAAATATTAACTCTATCTATTAATTTATCTTGAATTTCTACTACTCCACTTAAAACACTTGGTAAATTCGTGCTATATTCCAATTGTACATAAGGTGTAATTGCATTATCTAACTGTATATATCCATTTTCAAAGGCTTGAAGTGTATCTTTAATGTTTAATTTTTCTGTTACTGGTGTAGCAAGTTGATAATAAACCTCTAAAGGCGTTCCTGCATCTGCCCAAGTTTTTAATAATTTTTTAAATCCTGCAACATCAGGTGTTTCTAGTCTTGATTTTAATATTTCGATAATTATTTTAGAATCATCAATATAAAAGTGTTCAGAACCAGTATTGAAATTTTGTTCATAAACAAATTTATTACTAAAAGAGTTTCTTAAACTAGAAAACTTTGTAGATATTGCAAATATAACTGTATTGTTATTTTGAGTTTGATTTTTAATCCATGTTTCTTTATCATTACCAACAAATAAATCTTTAGCAACATTTTTAGTCAATTCATTCTTATCAAAATCAATAATATCACTAACGTCGTTAGACAGTCCCCTTAAAGGTTCAGCACCAGTTAAAATTTCTGTTTTATCTTCTTTGTATTCTCCTAAAGATTTCATTGTTTCGG